AAAGGGTAATAAGCTACCAATATGAGTACAGATCCATTTGAATCTTACAAGCTATATAATGCATTAAAGCTACACTTTGAGTCTAGCTATGATGCAGTTAAATATAATTTTAAGTCTAACGTAACACCTAACTCTTTCTTTAAACGCAAGGATAAGTACTTTTTTGCAAAGCTTGGACGTAAGCACAATGGAGAACTAAAGGACTATTATGTCGCCAACTTTAAAGCTGGTAAAAGTTACATTGGTGATATGATGGATGAAGAGGGAGAACAAAACTATAGAGAGCACAAACGAATTCAAGAAAGTATTCATCGTGTGTTTTCTATTGATATAAATAGATTAACAGAAGAGAATGTGTCATTTGATTACTTGTTTAAGACAGGTGACAATGCACATCCTCTTGTGGTAAAGTTATGGCTGCAAGAAGAGATTAGTTTAGAGACTGTTGTTATTCTTAACGCCATATTTAAGTTCATTGATCGTGAGTCTAAGAACATATCGGATACCATTGTATGGCCTGATACTCGTAGATTGATCGAGAAATATGAACCATTTGTAAACTTTAATCGAGATAAATGTTTAAGTTTATTGACAAAAGGGTTTACAAAGTAACACAAATGTGTTATAATATACATTATGTATGAAGTGGATATTTCAGCAATAAAAATAGAAAAGACAATTACGTCTTAATACAATGCAATACGGAGAAAATATATGTCATTTGCAAATCTAAAGAGCTCGCGAGGCTCGTCAATCGACAAACTCGTACAAGCAGCGGAAGCTGTGTCTACTAAAGCCGAAACAAAGTCATATGACGATGATAGGTTTTGGAAACCAACCAGAGATAAAGCAGGAAACGGTTATGCCGTAATCAGATTCCTACCAGCTAAAGAAGGTGAAGATCTTCCTTGGGTAAGGTATTGGGATCATGGTTTTAAAGGTCCTACTGGTCTATGGTATATCGAAAATAGCTTAACTACTATCGGTCAAGATGATCCAGTATCAGAGATGAACTCTGTGTTATGGAACTCTGGTCGTGATGAGGATAAAGCAACAGCAAGGGATAGAAAGAGACGTTTGCACTATGCGTCAAACATCTTGGTCGTATCTGACCCTGCTAACCCACAAAACGAAGGAAAGGTATTCCTTTACAAATTTGGTAAAAAGATCTTTGATAAAATCATGGATGTAATGCAACCACAATTTGCAGATGAACAACCAGTAAATCCTTATGATTTTTGGGAAGGTGCTGACTTTAAACTTAAGATTCGAAAGGTTGAAGGTTGGGTAAACTATGATAAGTCAGAGTTTGCTACAGCAGCGGCACTGTATAACGGTGATGAAGGTCAACTAGAAGAGGTATACAATAAGCTATATTCTCTAGCAGACTTCACTGATCCTAAAAACTATAAGTCGTACGACGAACTCAAAGCTAAGTTGAATAAAGTACTAGGTGTTGATGCAGGACATGCGTCACTCGATACCGCTCCAATGATGCAATCTGCTCCTGTAGTAGAAGCTGTATCAATGCCTGCGGCTGATAGTGCTCCGTTTGACACTAGCGATGAGGGTGAAGAAGACACATTGTCTTACTTCGATAAGCTAGCTCAACAGGGCTAATATGTAATAATAAGAGTATGGGCTTAGCGGGAAGCTTTGATACCATACCGCTTACAAGGCCACCCCAGTTCAGTCTGGAGCATATCTGATAAAGTGTGTGGCACTCAAAGGGACCTTCGGGTCCCTTTTTTTATGCGTATGGACCTTCGACCGTAGCTGATGTACGGTCTTGAGGCATTACTGTGTTAATAATAGTCTCACCAACGTTAGTAACAGCATTTTTAGATGCATCGACAAGGTTACCACCTGCGTCAGCAACTTTTGAGGAGAGCGATGCTTGTCCCGCTGCATTCTCTTCTGATTTTGATTTGATTTCTTCGCCAGATGCTGTCATACCATCAGCTTTTACTTTAAGATTATCTAAAGCAGCATCTCCAGCTGTAAAGACTGCATTAAATCCTCTTTTAAATCCTTCCATTGGTGTTTCGCCACCCGGTAATGCAGCAGAAAGAGCAGCGAATCCACCAGCAGCAACGGCTGATGGAAACATTGCAATCTTTTTAAATACTTTTAATAGATTAATACCAATATTCTTTACAATTCCACCAATACCTATATCAGCAATAGTATCTCTTATAAGTGCAAAGAAGTTTATAATAGTATCAGTGACAAAATCAAATGCTCCACCTACAATCTCGGCGAATGAGAAACTCTCTAAAAAATCAGTAAGGCCTTCGAATCCAAGAGCTCCTGTTATTTTAGTTAACACCCATTTAATTCCATCAAGAAGAAATACTGGACCCATGAGTAACATTTGTTTAAAGCCACCCATAATACCTGCAAAAACTTTAGTTAAAAAACTCCCATCTTCATATTTTTTAAATCCTTTAAAGAATCCAAATATAAAGTTAAATACTCCAAAGAATCTACCAAGAACTCTACCTACACCTTTAAACGCGTTACCAAGTTTAGATAAGAATCCAAATACTGTTTTTATTGGCTTTAAAGCACCGAAGAATTTTACTATTGAAGTTCCTAAACTACCAACAACTTTACTTGAAGATCCTAAAGCTTTACCAGCGCGATCAATAGATTTAACAACAACATTTGCTTGACCACTAAACAACTTCCTAAGTCCATTTAATGGTTTAAAAAACGCATTAAGACCTTTCGAAATACCTGACATTAATTTAGAGGTTACTGGAAAATTAAACTTAAGTTTAGTCAAAGATTCTAATGCTTTAAACCTTCCAGAAAGAAAACCTGCAACTGCTCCACCCACTTTAGTAACATTACCAATTACAGTGGTTAGAATTTTAAATGTATCGACTAAAACTTTCTTGAGTTCCATTGCAGTTTTAGCTAAGAATCCAGGAGGTTTATTTCCCTTTGACTTAAATATATTCATAAATGCTTTAAATCCATTAGTAACATTAGTTTGAATACTTACTTTTAAACCTTTAAAGAACCCCGTAAAACCTAATAACTTTCCAATTTTAGTACCAATTGCTGATAAACCTTTCCCTATAAGTTTAAATGGTTCTAAGAATGCTGATGCAAAGAATCCAATGAGAAGACCACGTATCGCCGTATTAATAATAGCTCCCATAATAAACCCACGGTCTTTACCGCCAAACTCTTCTTGCAACTGAGCCAGACTAAGACTTGTAGAATTAGCAATCTTTTCTAATAGATCATTACGATCTTCGTTTCTTCTGATACGTTCTTTATCAGCTTCCATTTGATCTAATTCACCATCACTAATAGCAGAGATGAGATCATTAATGGCCATTAATTGACGTGAAGATAGGTTGTCACCTTGACTTGTGACATAATCTCTTAGATCTTGTGTATATGTTGCAGAGTCTTGAGCGACTTGCGTAGCTTGGTTAAGCTCTTTTAACTCGTTTACAACATCAAGGAGTGTTCTTTCTTGTGTATTAGAACTATTTGGGGTCAATCCGCTATCTTCTGCCATGTCTTATCCTTATTTTTTACCCATTGCCTGAGTGCCAAAGAACGCTGCAACAATACCAGCAACTGCAACAAAATATGTAGGTGCCATGGACCCTAAAGTCTTGGCCGCTTCATCAAGCCCTACAAGCGATGCTACAACTACCGCAAATGGGTATAGTATTAATCCAAACAATGCAAACCATGTCATATTTCTTTGAGCATCGCGCATTGCATCTGCATCTTCAAGCTCTTTACGCTTTGCATCAAGATACATATCATGTTCTTCGTCAGATACTTTGCCATCACCGTTGGTATCAGCGGGATGATCTAGCTTTTTAATTTCTTCAGACATTATTGTCTCCTTTGATCCTTCTTAATTCGTTCATTTTCTTCTTTAATCCATTCGCCTAATAGAGTAACATATATCTCACGTTCCCAAGGCATCATCTGATCTAATTCTGTTAAGCTCCAGTTATGGTGCTGTATCATCGCAAAGTTAGTCTTATAGTGATTAACTAAGCTATCATGAGAGAGGCCTACGTAAAAAAACTTTGAAGACCTCTAAGCTCCTGCACATTCGGCTCTTTACATGATACACAATTAAATTCCATATCGTATGATAATGACGGAGAACTCTGAAAGAAGTCTGATAGCCTAATGAACTGTTCGTTATTTAAAGACTCTACAAAATCAGTTAAGCTTTTCTTTGTTTCATTCTTTGCATCATATACACCATCGTCATCAAAGATATTATCTATACATTGCACTACTAAATTCATAGCACCTTCAATTGACTCATCATCGCCAGGTTTAATTAAACTAACATCTTTAAATGATGGATATCTTAAGGTGATTCCAACATCGTCAGTTACCATTATTACACGTTTTTCATCATTAACGACTGGTTGTTTTATATCATCAAAGCTTATTTGTACATCATTTCTTGAATCGCATTTATCACATTTAATGTTTAAATCAATGCTTTCGCCTACTGATTTAGATCTTAGTGTTAAAAACAACGTTTCAACATCAAACATCGCCAATTTATCTACGTCTATATCTTCATATACACATGCTTTAATAACATCGCCTGTAGCTTTCATGATCATTTTACTATCATTAGACTCCATCGCCATCATTAAAATCTTTTCTTCTTTCACTAGATATGGTCTATACGTTACCGTTTGACCTGTTGAAGGTATTGTTACCTCATATCTTGCATTATTTAGCTGTGGTAAAGCCATTATATTCTCCTATTATATTAAATACCAAGTGTTGCACCAACGACACCAGCAGTCGATTTAATCGTATCTACTATGTCCTCGGTCACAAAGTTTTCGTAACTCAAAGTCACATTCAGTTTCTGGATAGTGTTTTCACTGTTATTATCCATATTTATCGAGCTTACGGTAACTGGAAATGCATTCTCCAACTTAACACCGTAGACCGGAATATTTTGCTGATTTAATTGTTGTATAATTATATCAGTCGTA